GCTCCAGTTGCTCCAGTTGCTCCAGTTGCTCCAGTTGCTCCAGTTGCTCCAGTTGCTCCTGTTGCTCCTGTTGCTCCAGTTGCGCCTGTTGCTCCAGTTGCGCCTGTGGAACCCGATTGAGGTTTAGGTTTTATTCTAGGATCATAAATATCTTCAATTGTAACATTATCTTTTTCACCTTCTATATTGGTTATTATATCATCAACTTCTTCAGAATCAAAAACAAAACCTGGATTATTTAATATATTATCGGTCGCAACTTTAATTTTTGTGGATTCTGTCATTATATCTTTAAATGAATCTTCACTTGTGCCTCGAACATCTTTAATTTTTTGATTTATTTTCGAAATTAAGCCTGAAATTTTATCTTTCAGAATAGTAGATATTTGATTATCAACTTCATCAACTATTTCCAAAATTGAGTTAGATGAAGCTAAATCAATAGTTGTTTCAGAATTATAAGTTAATATGTTGTTTGCTATGGATGTCATAATAGTATCTTTTGTAATATTACTATCATTAATACTATCATTAAGAGTCTTGCTTAATGTAGAAGTAGTTACTTCTATTTGGGTTATTAATTTAGCAATCAAACTATCTTGTTTATGAATGAAATCTTCGTTAAGTTGTTCCGGAGTTATATCGAAGGCACTTGTTAATTTAGTAATTTGTTCATTTATTGTTTCTGTAGTCTTTAATTTGTTTGAGTTTTTAACCATTTCGGTTAATTTAGTAATTTGTTGATTTGTTGTTTCTACTGTGGTTGACTTTTTAACCATTTCGGCTAATATAGTTGTGAGCTGGGTAGTGTTAATAGATTCCCCACTAATAGCGGTCTGTTTTGTATTCACACTAGACATTGATGATGTAACAAGTTTACCAGTACTAATATCTGTGCCTCCGGTAAATGTAATACCAAATACGTCCGGTAAGTTGGCACTTGAAATGTTCATTACATATTCACCGTATTCATCGGTAATAAATGTGTCTAATATTTCAAGTGGGTTATTAATATTGAATAATCCACCACTTGCGTCCTTAATATACCCATCAATTAAATGTCCTTCAGACGGAGGTAATCCAGATTGTTCACTGCTAGTGCCAACATTGCTAATATAAGGACACGGGACAAAACCTTTTGGGTTTCCAGTATAATTATTGTATAGTCCTAAACGGGTGTAACACGGGAAACAAGTTTGTCCGTTGCAAACGGTTGCCAATCTATTTTTAGCTCGTCGATTAGATATGGAAGAGGCTCCAACCCCTCCGCCCCCCGGTTTAAATTTATTGTATATATAAACGGGTCTGGAACAAGTAATATTTCCCCCCGCTCCCATTTTGGTGCTTCTTCTCCCCCCACCGCCATTTTTTTTGAACAAAAACCCTGGAAAGTTAGTAGATTTTCCATACCAGAATTGTCCGTACGAGGTGCTTCCAGTCCCGAATGCCGACATTTAATATAATGCGATATAAAAATATTGCATTATAAAGGTTTACAAATAAATATAATATATTAGACATTTAACTAATTTTCTTGGTAGGAATTTCGTTGGAAACGATATAAATGGAATTTTCGGTAATAATGATGTATTCAGACCCTGATTTATAAAACTTTTGGATGGTGGACGTATACTCGTCTTCGCTTTTAACAAGCAATTTTTCACCGCTATCTTTAGCTCCAATTAACGCTTTGGCGTCTAAAGAAGCCGTCCAGTAGTCGAACATGATCGGTTTGTCTTCGACGATAGAAAGTTTTGAAGCGTGTTTTAATGTAATTTCAGTAGGGAGTTTATAATTAAGACTATTGTCGCTTTTTTGGTCAGTCATTATATAATTTAAAATAATAAAATCTTTAAATAGTATTTTATTTAATGTATTATTTAATGTATTATTTAATGTATTATTTAATGTATTATTTAATGTATTATTTAATGTATTATTTAATGTATTATTTAAAATAAACATTAATTATAATGAAAAACGACGAAAACATGTTAATTCATTCGTTAAATAACAAAAATAATTACAATGAAAAATTCGTATGTGACGCGAATGTAATAACCGCATTGTATGCAAAAATAATAAATGAATATTTAAAATTAATAGAACCCACTTTAAAATCTAAAAATGATAATTTAAAAAAATATATTTTAATTAGAGGAATAGACACCATAACTAATGTATTTAATAAATTAATAATTTCTACTAAAAATTTGAATTTAACCTATTGGCATTGTCAAAAATCTTATTATTCTTATATTGAATTTGTCTCGCAAATAAGAGACGACGAAAAAATGTATTTAAAATTAACTACGAGAGACGCGTCTGTGTATGTTTATAAAAGGTCTGTTTCACAAGTAAACGTAAATTTTATTAAGTCGTCAACTGAGTTGGCGTCAAACAGTAAACGCATTATCCAGAATACAAATGTGTTTATTAACATATATCAAACGATTTTGTTGAAAATTATAAAAATGTGGGAAATTAATGCGTATAATTTAACTCAAATTGTAAATGATTTATGCGAAATATCAACCTATGAAAAAATGTCAAATATTATAGACTTCATTGACGAACTATATAGTAAGGTGGATGACGTTCCTGCTTTTTTAAAGATTGTCCAATTATTAATAACAAAAATTAATAAAAATCCCATTTTATTAAAAAATAAATTAGTGTCAAACTACAATTACGAAGATTTAACAATTGAAAATTGCGATAATTTTGTAAATAATATATTGGAGTGAATGGTGCAACTTAAAGGTCAACCGAAATATTTTTTTTACGCATTTTTTTCTTTTTATCTTTAACAGTAACGACTTCGTCGTAATTTATAAACGTTGGTTGACATACATTGTTATATTCAGTTGAAAGCATTTCTTTAACAAACCCATATATTATTCTTAACGTGTATTCCTCACATTTTCCTACGATTAAAACGTTTCCTGTTCTAAAAATCATAAACGACACTTCAACTATATTTTTGTATAAATTTTTATTTTCTTCGGTTATAGCAAAACTTATTTTATTATTTATTTCTGGATTGTAATAAAATTTGCATTTAATTCCCGGATAAGAACACGGGTCATAAATAGCCTGAATATTGTATTTATATTTAAGAATATCAAACAACATTTCACGATTAATTAAAAACCCGCAATTAAAATTCGAGTTAATTAGAATTGTTTCGGTGGAATTCTCCTTGTATCCGAGTTTTTCCGCAACGAATGGTTGCAATATATTTATAATTTCGGTTAAAAGTAGTTCAAACGTTTCGTCATTTTGAATTCCGGGAATTTCAAGTTTGCCTGTATTGAAAATTTTAATATGAAATTCTTTAAATAATTCGTCTATCTTTATGCGTATTATTAATACAAAGCAATTATAAAACGCGCTCTTTTTTTTCCCACGTATAGACATAATGTCTTTTTTAGAAATTCCTATGCTAATTTTTCTACTATCTTTAAATTTAATGCGTCCTGAAGGGTTGTCAATATGTGTAATAATTTGTTCGTCGCAATAAGTATAATCCTTCATTTTTTCTTGAATGAAATTTAGATTTTCTTGGGTATCTGAATTTATTTTAATTTGTTTTTTAATGATGCCCTGTGTTGGTGTAGAATAACTAATTACTGGTATATTCCAGAATACGTAATTAATGTCGATGGGATAATTTAAATAAGCAATTTTACTTTTGGTTGAAATGTAAATGTCGGTTGCGGTTGGAGAAACGGATAAAATGTCATTTTTTAAATTTGGAGATGCGTATTGTGTATCTGTTTCTTCCTCGTCAACCGCGTTATCCGTATATCCAGAAAGAACAAAGTCTTCCCATTCTTGATCTATGCTCATTAATCTATTTATTTTCGTAAAGTGTCTTTATGTTATTTTAATTCTTTAAATCATTTTGTATCATTTTTATTTTATATATTTATGTATATAAAGAATGAATAATATTACAAGCGAAATCGCTATTCCAAAACCCTCCAAGGTTAAAAGAGAGACAAACAATTGTTCAAACGAACAAACTTTAAAGCAAAATTTTTTTGACCCGTTCAAGAGTTCCCCAAATACTATTTTTTTAACCAATTTAGTTTCAAGAATGGAAAATTACAACGGGTCGGTTTCATCGTTTTCAACTTCCGATAAAATAGATATTAATTTAAATATTGAATATTTAAGATAAATGTTGTTATTTGTTATTTTAGTGTGCGTTAGATTTTCAGTAAAATTTAATATTTTCGAACCGATGTATTTAGGGTGATTGCGGATAATGAAATTAATAAGTTCTGTTAATATTTTCTTTTTGTCTATATTGCGTTCCTCATTAATGGTGTTAATATGTAAAATTATATTTTCAATATTTTCCTTTTTTAATAAATTATTGAAAATAATTTCTAAAACGTGGTTGTCTAAAATAGACATTTTTTCTTTGTTGTCGTGTTTAAATGAAACGGCGTTGGATTGCATAAAATTAATCATGCTTCGAATGTCAGATTTATACATTTGTTGTATATTTTCAATCATTTTTGAAGATATATTTAATTTTTCTTTAACTGAAATGGTAGTTAAAAAATTAATAACATCTTTTCTTGGAAGTTGGTTAAACCTTAACCGAATGAATTCGTTTTGTAATCCTTCGTCAATTTTGCTAATGTAATTACATATTAAACAGAATCTAACGTTGTTTGAATAATTTTGCAATAAATAACGTAGTGCTTGTTGGGCGCTTTTGGTCATGTAATCTACTTCGTCCAATACAACAAATTTCATTCCTGCATTAAATAATGGTTTCGAATTAACAAAACAATTAATTTGATTTCTTATTATATCTACACCTCGTTCATCTGACGCGTTTAAATGAATAATAAGTTCCTTATTTTCTCCGTTAAGTTGTCTTTGATATGCGTTTATAAGATTAATGATGGTTGTTGTTTTTCCCGTTCCTGGGGGACCGTAAAAAATAAAGTTTGGAAAATAAGAAGTTTTAATAACATTTTGAAGAATTTTTTTGTTATATTCGTCTAATACAACATCGTCAAATTTTGTAGGTCTATATAATTCTACAAAAGGTATTCCGCTACTTGTCATTTATTAATAACACAATATACATTTAATACATTTAAACCCTTGAAGATTTAAAACGCCGTTTTTGAAAGAATTATAATAAAAATTATATAAATATTTTTTTTTATTTTTTTTATTTTTTATTATTTTTTAATAAATAATAAAACTGATATAAAAATACAACCTATAAATATTTCATACACAATATAATGACAGAAACACAAAGAGAAATAGAAACCCAACAAGTAGGATATTTAGAACTAATTATAGGTCCGATGTTTTCAGGGAAAACCACCGAACTATTGAAGATATTTAAACAATGTCAATTTTGCGACATTTCAGTTTCAATAATAAATCATAGTAGTGATACACGATATCACGATATGATGTTATCTAGTCACGATAAAATTATGGCACCGTGTTTTCAATCAACCACCCTTAAGGACATTTGGTTGAATTACGAGGACCGAAATGTTGATGCCAATATGCTAATGTCGTCTGACGTTATTTTAATCAACGAAGGACAATTCTTTGTTGATTTATATGAGGTGGTGGTAGATATGTTAGACAAAAATAAAAAAATATATATATGTGGGTTAGACGGCGATTTTAATAGAAATAAATTTGGCGCCTTGTTAGATTTGATACCTTTGTGTGATAAAGTTCATAAATTAACCGCAATGTGTTCTTTGTGCAAAAACGGCACTCCTGGAATATTTTCGTTAAGACTTTCAAAAGAAACAGACCAAACCATTATTGGAAGCGAAAATTATATTCCTGTATGCCGAAAATGTTATAACAATTGTAGATAAATTGAGTAAATATATTATTAAAACAATTTAAATGATTATGATATATTTATTTAAATTTAAATGGACGTTATACCAAATGATGTCTCTATACCAAATGATGTCTCTATACCAAATGATGTCTCTATACCAAATGATGTCTCTATACCAAATGATGTCTCTATACCAAATGATCAAATTCCCGTCCCAATTAAGAAAAAACGCGGCAGAAAATCAAAGCAAGAACTTGCTCTTTTGAATGAACAAAAAAATGAAGAAATGTCCAAATGTGTAATTAATGAAGACCCTGAAAATACAGAGAACGGTGATAATAAAGTGTCAGTGTTGTCTGAAATAGTTAAGTCTCCCGCAAAAAAACGAGGTAGAAAACCAAAGGGGGGTAAAATTGTCGAACCTGTTATTTTTCAAATGAATAAAGAAATTAAATCTAATGTGATGTTACATTTAAAATGTCGAATCGCCGATTTATACAATAACCCACTAGAGGACACAAATATTCAAGGATATAATTTGATTGACAAAAATGAACCTCATAATTATGAGATACTTGACCAAACAAAACAATCTGGAAATTCTAAACCAACGACAAATGATGTTATTAATGATGACCAAAATTCGACATTAGACGAAACAGAACCAAACATTAAAGAAACATGGAAAAAACTAAAATTATTGCAACACGAATTGCACAATGACATTATACAAGACAAAAAGTCTGCTTGTTTTTGGTGTACATATGATTTTGATAATCCTACCATTTACATTCCAAAACATTTTATTAAAGATACATATCACGTTTACGGGTGTTTTTGTAGTCCTGAATGTGCTGCGGCACATTTAATGAATGAAAACATAGATAGTTCTTCTAAATTCGAGAGATATCATCTTATTAATCATGTTTATTCTAAAATTTATAATTACACTAAAAATATTAAACCCGCTCCAAATCCATATTACATTCTTGATAAATATTATGGAAATTTAACCATTCAAGAATATAGGTCTTTATTCAAAAACGACAGACTATTTTTAATTATAGATAAACCATTAACCAGAATTCTTCCAGAGTTGCACGAAGATAACGACGACTTTATAATCAATAAAAAATTAATTCCTTCAAATTCGTATAAAAATAAACAAGTTAAAAATAAAAAATCGGAAATTTTGAATGAGAAATTCGGTTTGGTTTAAGGTTTGTTATTATATTATTAGCGCAATAATATAATATTTAATGCAGAGAAACTACAATTTATGGGATGATTGTAGTTATGGGATGATTGTCGTTATGGGATGATTGTCGATTTTTTGTTTAATTTTTCTTGGCATTCTTCCGCATTGGATTCTAATTTATGTCGCAATTGTTTATAAATTTCTTGGTTTACAGATTTAACTACTGTTTTTTGTTTATCTGGAATGTTTAAATATTTTCTAATAACCGCAAATTCGTCGTACCCCATAATGGTAAAATGCTTAAATGCTTCCTCTTCTGTATAGTCTGTTTGTCTAACAATTAAACCGACCTTTAGTTTGACATCTTCGGTTGAACTCGCATAATCATCGTTTGGTGTTAGATCCATATATAGTATGGAATATCTATTTTTAAATCATATTAAATAGAATTTATATTATAATTTAACTATGTGTGAAAATAAAAATAATACCCCATTCAACGTTGGTCCCTTGATGGTAGATGTTGAAAATTTAATTAAATCTGGCATTGATACGATTTTGAAAGATTTTATTAATAGATATGATTTGTTGGAAAATACTCATAAACAAATCATGATGTTGCCGTCTGTTATGAGCGAACTAAAAAACAACAATATAAATAATAATGAATCTAAAGAGACTTTCTTGACGGTGGCGACGGTAAATAATCCATTTGAAACAAAAATTTCAGAAGTTGAAAAAAGACTGGAAAAAATAGAGACAAATTTTGTGTCGATTATTGAAATGTTGAATAAATTGATTCAAAATAAAACTGAAAAAAAGATTATTGAACCAGATATGGTTAATAATTCCAACATAACTGTTGTAAATGTTTCACCCGATGAAAACATCGGTATTGAATTTAAAGAAAAAGACTTTAAAACAGACACTGAGCCAACAGTGGAACAGTTAGATAGTTCTAAAGAATGTTGTGTTACAGAAGAACTTTGCAACGTTGTACAAGAAGATGAGGAAGATGAAGAACAAGTAGAGGAAGATGAGGAGGAAGATGAAGAACAAGTAGAGGAGGAGGAAGATGAAGAACAAGTAGAGGAGGAGGAAGATGAAGAACAAGTAGAGGAGGAGGAAGATGAA